TTCAGGAAGATCATTAACTGTGACATTAAAATCTGGATTAAAGTAAGGCATTATCTGCTCAGAAATCTGTAATGCATCTTCTTGATTTTTAGCAAAAGCATATAACTGAATCGTTAAATCATAGGGCGTAGAAACAAATGATGTTTTATATTGTGTTGATCCAGAAGACGGCAAATTTCTATTCTTTTGTATAGGAGATATCTTTCTTTCTGGATCATATTGAAATCCAGTTATCTCAAAACCCATGCGAGGTAAAGTCAATGCTACCTCACCACGACTTTCTATTGAAGGTATTTGTTCAATACGAGCCAAGAATCTTTGCTTTGGAGAATACGCTAATGGAACACGAATGCTCTGTGTAGTTACACCAGATGAATTTGTTCTATTGATAATAATATTATTAAATATCATTCCAAAGGCAACAATAGCCTTCTTTGTTGTTTGGTGATAAAAGGTCTTATCTCTAAACATTATTAATCTCCTAACTCACCAAATGGATTCCCCTCAGAGAAATCTAAAATATCACTTAAATCATTATATGTTAAGAAGTCAGCGGTATCTGATCCTTGATTTGATTTCTGTGTAGCGAATGATTCTAATATTAGTGAAGAACTATCTTCCAGTTTAAAGATGTCTCCTGATTCAAGTTGTACCTGATATAACAATGTATCAAGACTATTATCGGTTTCAATAGCATCAATGTCTGTAACTCCGGTATCAAGTTGTTCTGAAGCGTATTCAAACAATTCACACCGCATTCTGAATACATAAATCTTACCAAGTTGATAGAAGGGGTCTTGAAATTCTACATATTTAATTTCAAATATAGATTTAGTCTTTGGAAAATACAGTAGGTCACCTTCTAATGGTCTAGACCCAGACTGCATAAAAGTACCACCAGATACCTGTACCATCTCTTCCCATCGTCTCCTAGAGAGAACAAAGGTAACTTGATCTCTTATCTCTAAGCCGAATCTAGTAAATATTTCTCCTTCACCCTCGTAGCCATCAACATTCTCCATATACATCTCTAATGGATATGCTTGCGTAAATTTTGAAAGAGTATCTTCGTCAAATATAGTATCTCTATTAACTAGAGTTCTGGGCATATACCATACATCATGTCCATATATCTTTATACTTTCAAGAACGAGGTCTTCTACTAAGCGTTGCTCAGATGTAGTTCCTGAGGTATTACCTGACTGAAAATAAAAATTAGTCGCCACAATATTATCCTATCATCATAGAAGGAGGTAATTCATATTTTATTTGTGCTTCTTCTTCTATTTGTTGTATTTCTGCAAATGCTTCCTGATATACTTGATCGCCATTGAGTGTTACACCACCCGGTAATGTAATTCCTCCAAACTTCTTCATGTTTTCACCCCATTGTCTTTTAATGAGGGCAGTACAATATCTCTTTAAAAACATGTCATCATAGATTTCTGTGTAAGTCGCTGGATCTAAAACTGCATACGCTTCTGCAACTATCCAATCACCTATGTCAAAAGTTTGATCCCAATCTGTGTCTATATAAAGTCTATCTGTTTTTCTATTCCATCTGATCTGTCTAGCGGCAACTAGTAAATTATCAAGAGTGGAAAGATGGGTTTGAATCATTGAATAGTATGTCATATCTGCCGACAACAGATTATACATATCGTTCATTCTAAATTGATATTGTAGATCAAATAAATTATTGGGATTTCCAGATCCCGTAGTAGATGCACCACCAAAATTGAATATTCTTAATACAGATAGAACACTATTTGAAATTGGTACATATCCATTTTCTATATTTCCAGCAGAATATGACTGAACAGTAGCGGTGGTTCCACTATCAGTACCAGTAATAGTTTCAGCCGCTTCAAAGACTCCTGTGTTTGGATCTGGTTTTTCTATTACAACAGTTGTAGCGGTAGTCTGTTTAACTTCTGCCGTTGCAGAAGAGGTGCCACCAGTAATTGTTTCACCAACAATAAAATTAGTACCGACAGATGTAGTTAATGTAATAGTAGAACCAGTAATTTGATGTTTTACATATGTTCTTTCTGTGCCATCAAAATGATACTCTTGAAAGAATTGTAACCCATCGTCTACTCGGTCACTTATCTGATCGTCATCGACATTTATCTCTATGACTGGATGACCGAGTCTTCTAAGACAGTAATCAATGAGTCCTTGTCGTGTTGATAAAGCCATGTGAACCCCTATGTAAGATTATATTTATCTCACTATTTATAATCCTTAAGATTGATTATATGCGTATAATAGGGCTTTCAGTGTAGCAATTTCTTGTTGTACAAAGGCAGTAGTCGCTATTTTAGTGTCATCTGAGCCAGAAGCAGCCGTAGGAGCCGTTGGAGCACCCGTAAGTGCAGGACTAGCAAGTGTCGCATATGTTGAAAGATCGGGTGGTGTATATGTAAATTGTCCATTAGAGTTGTTATATGCAACTCCGCCAGTACCAGAAGCACTAGCATTTGATGCCATTGATATAGATGTTAGTGTTATAAATGAATCGATTACTGGAGGAGTATATGTTAATACACCACTAGAATTGTTGTATGCAATTCCACCGCTTCCAGATGCACTAGCATTTGATCCAACAGAGATTGAAGATAAAGTAATAAAGTTCGCTATAGCACTAGCAGAAACAGCATCACTAATACCATAACCAGCAACAGTAGTTGGTTTACTTGTTATATCAGAGAAAGCAAGAGTAGCACTAATGGCTTGTTTATTACCACTACCATCTTTAATTTGTAAGTTATGACTACCATCATTTTGAAGTTTCATACCACCAATATCAATAGTACTACCAGAAGTATAGATGTCTCGCCATCTTAATGTAGATGAACCAAGATCATATGTATCATCCGTCACTGGTATCACATGTGAAGATACTCTATCTAAACCAGATTCTTCATGTGCATCTACACCTTTCCACTTTTTAAGTGTAGAATCATACATCAAGAATTTGTTATTAACCTTCGCGGTTGCTCTATCAATGTCATCTAGGAACTCTAGTCTGACTTCACCACCGCCACCGATACCTTGCATACCGAGAATCATTTGTCGGATGTTTGTATTGATATCAACAATTTGTTTCTTGAGAGAACCTATCTCATCTTTCTCTTCTGCAAGTTCTTCTCTCTTACTTGTGATATACGATACTGCCATTTCTTGAAGTGATCGTTCATCAGTATCTTTCACTTCTGTTGGTGTAAGTGAAAGAACCTCATATGCAGATTGCTGAACAGCCTCAAGATCATTTTTAACTTCTGTCTTTTCTTCCCAGACATCTTCTGGTTTTACTTCTTCTTGTGGTTCTATTACACCCGCATATTTTAATTCTAGTTCATTGACTTTTCTTTCTAGATCATCAATGTCTGGATCGCCTTCAACGATGGGTTGAGGATTTAAATCTACTTTGAATTCTTGTGCGAGTTTTTCTGGATCTATCTCTGCTAGAAGATCGGGTTCTTCTACAACGGGAACTTCTTCAATGACGGAACTTTCGATGACATAGCGAGATGGATCTAACTCTTTAAACCCATCCTTGATCTCGTTTAACTTCTCTACTTCGCTCTTTTGTTTTGTTTCTTCTTCAGATAGTGCTTTTAATTGAGTGGTAAAAATTTCCCAAAAATCGCCTTGAACTTTTTGACTAGTCTTCTTCTTTTTCTCTGCTTTCTTCGCTTCAGCAAGAGTCGCTTGCTTTTGATTATTTTTAGTTCTAATTTTTTCTTGAGCAATCGCTTCAAAAAGTTTTTTTAATTCATCACTCATCTTCTAATCCTACTTTGTGACTTGAGGTGTTACTGTTAATATTCCTTCTTGTACACGCAAAGTTTCTGAGCCACTAGCACTTTCAACATCATAAACATATCTACCTGAATTTAAAGCGGCAGTTTGTGTTGCTGTGAGTGATATAGTTATAACACCTGTAGCATCTACTTGGGCTATAGTAAACGAGGTTGATGTTGTACTATCATAACTTTTTCGTAGTTGAGCAGTTGATGTATAACCCGTAAGATCCTTAGCAGTAGTTCCATCAGTTTGCTTGACTGAAACAGTAGAACTATAAGTTGTTCCTTGATCAACAACGATATTCTTTACATTATTGTTATATGCCATTACTAGTCTTCCTCTTCGTCTAAATACTATTTATAAAATGGGAGTTTATCTTGAATACAGTGATTACCTTACTTTATGGTGAAAAATATAATGTTAATGATGTACACCATATTTATGAAGCCTCAAAACAATACAATCATGTCTGCTTTGTAGATGAAAAGAACATCGGTCAATTAAGACCAGAAATAAACCCAATACTAATTACTGATATTGATGGTACTTTTGAAAAGATAAAACTTTTTCAACACGATCTTGGTAACTGTCTTTATCTGGATCTAGATATAATAATACAGGGAAGTCTAGACCCATTCTTA